GGCATCATGCTCAAAAGCTACCCGTGGCCCAGCAACTACGTTACCAGTACCCAGCATGTACGGGCTGCAGTGCGGGCGGCGCGCATGGACGAAACCATCGACCACCTTGTCGTGCTGTCTGATACACCCGGCGGCGATGTGCGCGGCATGCACGAATTAACCGATGAACTCGCCAACGCCGCGCAAGATAAAAACGTAGTGGTGCAGATCGAAGGTACGCTGGCCAGTGCTGGCTACCACATCGCTGCACCGGCCAATGCCATCTACGCCAGCCACCGCATGAACACCATCGGCAGCATCGGCGTGCGCACCGTGCTGTGGGACACCTCCCGCATGTACCAGAACGCAGGTATCGACGTACACAAAATCGACACCGGCGAACACAAATCCACCGGGCTGGAAGGTGTTCCGGTAACGGAAGAACAAAAGGCTGAAGTGCAGCGCGTGGTCGATCAGCTTTATGCAGAATTTCTGGCTGTGATCATTAAGGGCCGTGGCATCGCTGAAGCCGACCTGAAGCCGCTGGCCGATGGCCGCACCTGGTTCGCCCACGAGGCGCAGGGTTTCGGTCTTATCGACGCCATTCAGCCGTTGGAAACCACCCTGGCCAACCTCAAAACCCGACAGCCACCGGCAGGCCGCTTAACCCGCGCGCAGGCCGATGCCATGTTCGCCAAATTCGACTGAACCTTAGTCAAATAACCCCTTAACCCATTTCAACCCCAGCGACACTGCCATCCGGGCCGGTGGAGCTAATCACATCCATAGCAGGAGAAAACCATGCTTAAAGAACTGTTGAAAAAAGCACTGGCCCGCGCCAAAGAAATCCGCGCAGCAGCGGAAGCGGCCGGCCGTGAATACACCGAAGCCGAAGCGCAGGAGCTGGAGCAGCTGGCAACCAAGTGTGCAGACCTGAAGCAGAAAATTGCCCAGGCCGAAGAATTCGACGCGCTGGATGCAGAGCAAGCCCAGCTGGCAGGCCGTAAGACCAAGCCGGATGGCCTTGGTGGCAATGCCCAGGTAAAGGATGAAGGGCTTGAAGCCATGGGTGGCTTCAACAGCGAAGGTGAGTTTTTCAAGGCGATTCATGCTGCGGCGAAGGGTGATGTTGACCCGCGCTTACTGGCTTCTGCTGGGAGCGTCGTTACCAGTGACGGCGGCAATGAAGGTTTCAGTCTGCCACCGGCGATGCGCAATCAGATTTTTACGCTTCTGGAAGAAGACGTAGGCGACATGATGGACAAGGTTACTTCTGAAATCACGGGAATGTCTTCTGTTACCTTCCTTAAAGATGTCACCACTCCATGGGAAGCGGCAGGTATTCAGACTCACTGGGATCAGGGCAAGAAAAAGTTCGAGCCTACCACCATAAATGCAGAAACAGCAGACATGCTGCGGCTGAATGGTTTGAGTGTGTTTGCCAACGTTGATGAAGACCTGTTGGAAGATGCTCCGCGCTTGGGTCAGCGCATGATGACAATGGCCCCTCTGGCTATGCGTTGGGCGATCAATGAAGCCATCCGCTATGGCGACGGTGTAGGTAAGCCATTTGGTTACATGAACAGCCCGGCGCTGATTACTGTACCTAAAGATGCCAATCAGCCTGCAAAAACCCTGACTGCCGATAACGTCGCCAATATGTATACCCGCATGCTGGCATCCAGCCTGAAAAAAGCACACTGGGAAATTAACTCCGAATTGCTGCCTCAGCTGATGAAGCTGAAGGATGATGCGGGCAACCTGCTTTGGACGCCGCTCAATTCAGGCTATCAGGAAGAGCCTAATGGCCTGTTGTTGGGGCGCCCGGTTATTTTCAACGAACACCCGGAAGCGTCCGGTGCCAAGGGCGATATCCAGTTTGTAGACCCGTCCGGCTACTACCTGGCGCTGCGTACCGCAGCGGCGAAGTTCGCGGAATCGATGCACGTTTACTTCGACCAGAGCCTGAAGACGTTCCGCTGGCGGCTGCGCCTGGATGGTAAAACCATCCTGTCTAAGCCTGTAACGCCCCCGAAGGGTTCGCTCACAAAGTCTCACTTCGTGACGCTGGCTGAGCGCGCCTAACCCGCGCAACCCAGTAACGGCAGGCATTGCCTGCCGTTGCACCTATCCTGCGTAACGCTTCACTGGCGTTACGTGCAACGTTTCACCCTGTTTCAAATCGCAACGCGGGCAACCGCAGGAGAATACAGAATGAGCAATCCGAACCTCAAACCATCGCTGCGCGCCCCGGTTGTGGCCATGCTGAAATCCGATACCCATGCAGCAGACAACAGCTACACCACCGGCGTGGTCGATATGTCCATGTTTATCAATGTCATGTTGGTGATGGCGGTTGGCACTGTAGCCACTGCTGGCACCTTAACGCTGGAACAGGCCACCACGGCTGCGTTCAGCGATGCCAAAGCCATTGATGGTCATGCCGCCGTGGATCTGGCAACCGATACCCCAGTGCAGGTGAACCTGAAAGCCAACGAACTGGACGTAAACGGCGGTTTCCGTTTCATTCGCGCCAAACTCACAACCACGGGCGGCAGCGTAAAAACCGGCATTCTGGTGCTGGGCTTCGACGCTAAAGACCAACCCGCCGAACCGTTGGCCGGCACGATCGTCGCGGGCTAAGGGCTAATCCATGGAAATCCGCAGCACCTTAATCACCGGGCCGGAAGCTGAGCCGCTGGCGCTGGAACAGGTAAAGACTGACCGTGTGGTAACACACGACCAGCACGACACTCTGTTTGAGCAGTACATACAGGCTGCCCGTGAGCTTGCCGAAAATGTTACAGGCCGGGCATTAATGCCGCAGACCTGGCAGCAGCTTATTCCATCCGGGCAGTACGAAATCCCGCTGGAAAAATGGCCAGCGCTGGATCTGGTATCGGTCAGCATTAATGGTGAGGCGGTTGACCATGCGGCACTCATTGCCGCCGGGGAGCTGGAGTTTTACCCCGGCGACAATCCGCTGATTGTATCCCGCCGGTTTTGCGGTGCTCGTGTGGTACTGCAATACCGCGCCGGATATGCCGATGCGGCAGCCGTCCCGGCGAGCATAAAAAAATGGATGCTGCTTAAAGTCGGCAGTATGTACGAACATCGGGAATCTGAAGTGTCCGGCACAATTACTACAAAAATGAAGTACGTCGATTCTCTTATCACACATTACCGGGTGCGCTGATGCGAGTAGGAAAACTGAACACAGAAGCCGACCTGCTCAGCCCCGATGGTGCAGTCATCAGCACGTTGCTGATCGGCATCACAGAGCCAGAGGCGGCCGGATTTGAACCGGGCTTGCTGCAAAGCGGGCAAATAGGGGTGCGCTGCCGCTATACCGAATCTGTGCGGAGCGGATGCTATTTCTCTGAACGTAACGGCCGTTTAATGCTGATTACTCATGCGGCCGACCCATCCGGAAAGCAGCAGGATCTGCTCTGTAGTGCGCGGCGGCTTATCGGAGCGCCCGCTGTTATTAATCCGGGCAGCGCTAACGAAATCAGCGTTCTGGTTGCGCTGCTGGAATATTCGACCAAGCCATCGGGTAATGCCTTATTGCCTGCGGAGCAGCGGCGTCGGGCTGAGTTCTGTAACGCACAGTATCGCCCGCAACCGGGCCATGAGTTTGTAGTGGCCGGTGCGCGCATGAAAATTACAGAGATAGACACCGAAGGCACTGACACCGTTGTTACCCGTGCCTGGGTGCAGTTTTTACAATATGAGTAAGCGCAGCACCGTAACCGCTACCGGCTTAACGGAAATCATCCGTCAGCTGGATGAACTGGGAAAGCAGGGCGATAAACTTGCGCAGCAGGCGTCAACCGATGCGGCGCGACAACTGCGCGACACTTATATCGTTCAGGTTCTGTCATCCGATACGGGTGTCCCGGCGGCTATCGTGCGCAAAAATGCAGCCGTAAAAAAAGCCAGCGATCAGTACCCGGCGGCGCGAATTAATTTCAGCGGCTCCGGAATTCCGGTGCGTGATTACACCTGGCGGGCGCGGCCAACACGCCACCCGACGCGGGCGCAGATATTAGTTAACTGGATCGGTGGCGCTGAAAAAATTGCAGCAGGCTTTGTTAACCCGCTGGCCAAGGGAGTGCCGCTCAGCACCCGTAATCAGCGGGCTGGGCGCAATGGCAAAGTGTACACATACCGCAAAGGCCAGCTAACAACGGCAATGGGGCCATCACTTGCCACGGCATATTTAGCGCTGCCCGAAAATGAAGTCGCAGAGCGCGCCACGGTGCAGCTCAATGCCGCCACTGTTCAGCTGCTCGATCAGCTTTTCCCGGAATAAATTATGACCACTAAAACAACTCAGGTTCGTGAAGCCATCGTGCAGCGATTGCTGGCGCTGGGTGCTGATTCGGCGGCTAATATCGGCGCTGTCTGCAACCCGGAGCAAATCCGCAACCCAGACAATCGCGCGGCTGAACCGCAGCTTACCGCTGTGCTCTGGACTATGCCGGGGCAGATGCTGGATCTCAAAGGGGCGTCCATTAAATGGCAGCAGCCTTTTATCGTCGATATTGCTGTGCCCTGGTCAGCAGATGCAGAGCAGCGTTGCGACAAAATCCGGCTGGAATTGGCAGCTGCTCTGGTGTCGGCCTTTTCTGACGTGTCGGTTCTTAAATCGTCGTTGGGTGAGCTGGATACAGGCTACCCGGCAGAAGGTAGCGGCTATGCGCTGATCAGCGCCACGGCCACCTTTGAATACCTCGAAAAACTCTGAGCCGCACCGGCTCGCCTGATGAAACCAACCGTTAAACCCCACATGAGGAAAACCCCATGAGTAAACAAGTGCGAGCCTTTATTGGTAAAGGCCAAATCCATTTGCGCCGCCGCGATCTTCCCCAGGGCTTAATGCCCATCGGCGAGGCAAGCGCGTTCGAGCTGCAGATTGACGTCGATGAAAAAACACTGCAATCCAATACCCAGTCGGGTGGCGGAGTGGCGGCTACGGCGTACAGCGTGTCCAGCATGGGCATTAGCATCACCGGCCATTCGTTCACCGATGACATGGTAGCCATGGCTCTGTACGGCGATGCCTCTGCCGTGGCCGGTGGAGAAGTTACCGACGAACCCCAGACCGCCTATAAAGGCGGTCTGGTGCCGTTCAATAAAATCCCGGATCTGGAGCAAGCCATCACCGTTGAGCCTGCTGTAACCGGTACCGCCTATGTGGCTGATGTCGATTACAGCGTAACGGCAGCGGGTATCCGTATTCTGGAAGGCGGCAGTATCGCCAACGCGGCGGCCATTCTGGTTAGCTACACCAGCAAGGCCCACAGCGCCATCGAAATGCTCACCAACAGCGGCTATGAATACGAGCTGTTCATGGAAGGCTTCAATGATGCCGACAACGGCCTGCCGTTCAACGTGCAGATCTACCGCTGCAAATTCAGCCCAACAGCGGGCATGGGTTTCATTCAGGATGACTTTGCCGAAAACGCACTGTCCGGATCTACGCTGGTAGACGCCAGCAAGACCGGCGCCGGCGTTTCCAGATACGCGAAAATCACCCGCGTGTAAACAGGGCGGGGCACAAGGATGTGTCTCCGCCATTGTATATACAGTAAGTGACTATGTTGTCTTGTATGCTTGTATGGTCTGTAACTTAGGTTGATAAGTATGCTTATTATACATATTATGTGTATATACAAGAGGGCTGTAGATGGAAATAAGAATCAGTGGAGTGATTAACAAGAAGCTTTTGTCTAAGCATGAGGTTACAGAGGCGGAGGTTCGCCAGTGCTTTGAAAACCGCGATGGTAAGTTGCTATTGGACCCGCGCGAGAAGCACAAAACCAACCCGCCAACTCAGTGGTTTATATCTTACACAAACAAACAACGCAGACTCAAAATTGTTTTTGTTCTGAAAGAGGGCGTTGTCTATCTAAAAACGGCTTACGAACCTAATCAGATCGAAATAGATATTTATAATCAGCATGGAGAACGATCCGATGGGGATGTGGAATGAAGTTTGCTGAGAAAGACATTGGTGCTTGTACACAAGCAAAAAGCACAGTTTAAAGATAGTTTTTGTTCTGATAGAGGGTGTTGTCTATTTGAAAGTGGCCTACTAGCCGGATCAAATAGAGCTAAACATTTACAGCCGAAAGGCTGATGATCCAAGGGGATTGCAGTATGGAATTTACAACCAAAGATATCGGGGCCTGGGAAACCGGCGAGCTTGGCGCAAGTAGCGACAGTGTGGCGGTATCGTCTGATTCAGTGGCGCTGGATGAAGCGCTGGGGATGCAATTGATCTCCATTCGCTTACAGAAAAAGCTGATTAACGACCTCAAGCGTATCGCAGGGCATCACGGGATTGGCTACCAGCCTATGATTCGAGATCTGTTGAACCGCTTCGTAAACTCAGAGCTGAAACTAATTCTCAATGATGAATTGCGACAGTTAGATCAGGCGTTGTCAGAGATCGAAAGCACTGAACCCGTAAGACAGTTTATGGAAGTTCGTAAGCAGGCGTAATTTGCCTGTAACATATCATTACCTTCAAAGGGGCCGCAAATGCGGCCCTTTTTTTTTGGTGTAATTCATGGCCAATAAAATCGTTAGTCTGCTGCTGCAGGTAAAAAACGCCATTTCACCGGGCGTAAAAGAAGCGTCGGATGATTTAGAGGATTTAACAAATCGCACCCGTGAGCTGGAAAAAGAATTAGTAAAACTGGATTCGGCGCAAGGCGCGATTGATTCGCTCGATGGCGCACGAAAATCCGCCGTGGATGCAGAGGCAGCATTCGATTCTGCCCAGTTGGAAGTTATCCGGCTGAAAGAAGCCCTTAAGGCGGATAAAACACCGGAGCTGGCGCTTGCATTAGAAAAGGCGAAAACAGAAGCCAAAGGCGCGAAAAAAGAATGGCAGGATAGTGCAAAGTCGGTAACGCAATTAGAGACTGCGGTTAAAAAAGCCGGTGGTGATTTAAACGACCTGGCAACCACGCAAAAGAATTTATCCGACAGTATTGGCCGCACCAATGGTGCCTTAAAAGCCAATAAACAACAGCTGGATAAAGCCCGTTCCGGGCTTAATCAAACCGCAGAAGCAGCAGAAAAAACCGGCAATAGCTTCGGTAGCTTTGTTGGTAAAGCGGCGGCACTGCTGGGTATCGTTACCATTGTCGATAAAGTGCGCGATGGCCTGCGTTCGCTGGCGTCCAGCGTGTACGACACCGGCACTCAGTTTGAGCTATTAAGTAAGCGATTAAGCCCGGAAGAGCTGGGTTACATTGAAGAGTTTGCCCGTAACACCCCGCAGCAGCTGGAAGGTGTAGCTGATGCCTTCTTGAAGCTGCGCACCTTAGGCATAGATCCAACCAATGGCAGCCTGCAGGCTCTGGTCGATACTAATGCGGCTATGGGTGGCAGTCAGGAGACGCTGGAAGGCATCATTCTGGCCGTCGGCCAGGCGTGGTCAAAGCAGAAGCTGCAGCAGGAAGAGGCACTGCAATTAATTGAGCGCGGCGTGCCGGTGTGGGATCTGCTCAGCGATGCCATTGGCAAAACCGTGCCGGAGCTGCAGGACATGGCAACGGCGGGCGAATTGGGGCGCCGTGAAATCCAGTTGCTGCTTGATGCCATGGCCAGCAAAAACATGGGCGAAGCTCAGGGCCAGATGGATGCCATGGCTGGGCTGGTATCCAACCTGCAGGACCGCTTCAGCCAGTTTTACCGCATGATCGCCGACGCCGGCGTTTGGGAATACTTAAAAGGCCAGTTGCGCGATGTCGGCGCGTGGTTTGATGAAATGGCCAGTAGTGGCCAGTTGCAGGTACTGGCGAAGCGGATCAGCGATGCCTTTATCGCGGGTGCAGAATCAGCTAAATCCTTTGTCAAAACTCTGGTTGGCCTGCGTGACGAATTTTCGTTGCTGGCAAAGGCATGGATCGCGTTAAAAATTGCCGGTTGGGTGACGGATATAAAGTCTGCCACCGGGGCGTTTGGGCTTCTGGCTGGGGGAGTTCGCCAATCGCGTGATGCTGTTACCGGGTTGGGTACGGCGCTTGGGGCGGTTGCAAAACAGGGATAGGTGCTTTTACAAAACTCGGCAATGCTGTCAGGTCTACGGTTGGTTTTTTAAGCAAGGCTGGCAATGCCGCTGTTGTTGGTTTGGCCACAAATGTTGTGGCTCAGACATATCGGGCGGCGACGGGTTATTCTGCGCTTAAAAAAGCGGTGCAAGAGTTGTGGGATGCGAATGCCGAGTTAGACCATAGTAGCCTTAGGTTGGCTGACCGCTTCAGAGAAATCAGCGAACAAACCGGCGTAGCGGTTAAAAGTATGGCTGAGTTGGATGCTGCCATTAAAAGCGGTGCCATTGTCATTGATGAGCAGGCAGGCCGGTATCTATCGGCGGCTCAGGCGGCTGAGGAATATGCCAAAAAACAGAAAGAAGCGGCGGAGGCTTCAGACGAACACGCAATAAAAGCCAGTGCGCTGAGTGCGGCCTATGAGCGTGTCAGTGAGTCTCTGAAAGAAGCGGTTGACGATAACGGCAAGCTGGCATCGGTCATGGATGATCAGGTTACGGCGGCGCTGAACGGTGGTGTTGAGGCGGTTGGTGGTTTTGTGCTGGCGCTGCGCAGTGCAGAGCAGCAGGGCAAGCTAACAGCAGAGCAGATTGATACCACGCTGCGCCAGGCAATCAACGGCCTGAGCGAACCAGAGCAACTGCGGTTTGGCGATCTAATACGCGAATCAATGGAAAAAATTGGCGACGGCACAAAGTCGGCAGGCCTTAAGGTTGAGTATCTTCAGCGGCTGCTGGACAACCTGAACGCCGCTCGTGCTGAAGCGGCGTTAGAGCGGCTGGGTGTCTCTTATGATCAGCTCGCCGGAAAAGTGACTGATGCGGTTGATCAGTCCGTTAAGGATCTGACCATCATGGGTGAAGAGATCCTGAAGATGGGCCTTAAGGGTAAAGATACGGGCGACACGATCCAGCTGGCGCTTACAAATGCGCTGCGGAATGTAAAAACAGAAGCCGATAAGTTGGCGCTGGAGCAAGTGTTTATCAAATTTCAGCAGCAGGGGCTGGTCACTTATGTGCAGGTTGAGGAGCTGAAAAAATCCCTGCGGGGTGTTGCGGATGTTGCTGAGGAGGTTGGTGATCAGGCTGCAAGTGGTCTGGAGCCAGTGGCTGATGCGCTGGATGATGTGTCTGACTCTGCGGATTCTGCCTCGGTTTCTGTTATTGCTGTGAGCAGTGCCGGTGCTCAGTTGCTGGATACCTTTTCAGCGGCGCGGGCTGAGGTTGCGGAGCTTGGGTCGGCAGCGGAGGCTATGTTCCTGCAAATGGCTGGCGTGGTTGATGTCGCGGCTGATGTTAACGATCTGACCGGGGCTATCCAGCAGTACAGTGCAGAGATTGTCACGGCCAATAATACGGTGGGTGACAGTTTCGCGCAGACGGCGGCGGATATTAATAAAGCGAAGGCCGCAACATTGCTGGCCTACAGCGAGCAAAAGCAAAAATTCGAGCAATATCTGGGCGCTCTGCAAAGCGGCGAGGGTGTTACTCAGGGTCTGATTAATCAGGCGCAGAATGCAACCCAATGGATGGGGCTGCTGGGCGAACAGGATCTGGCTCAGCTGCGCGGGGCACTGGATGATGCCAACGCAAAGCTGGTGCAGATGCAGGATGCAGCGAGCAATACGCTGGATCAGCTGCAAACCGAACTCGACCGGCTGCAGGGTAATCAGGACGCGATTAATCAGCGCGACTACGAAAACAAACGGCAGGAGCTGCAAAACGCCATCGAAGAAGCCAAGCGCTACGGCAATCAGGAGGCGGTGCGCCAATACACCGAAGCCCTGCGGGTGCTGGAAGAGGTCCGGCGCGAAAAACAAAAGCAAACTACAGAGCAGCGCAAGGCCAGCACGTCGGCCGGCAGCAGCTCCGACAATGGCCGTACTCAATCAGCCAGCCCTGGCAGCACAACCACCATCAAACTCCAATCGGCCAGCGGTAATAAATCGGTCAGTCTGAATGGCGAGCCGGACGCCGTTAATCGGCTGCTGTCTGTGCTGGAAGATGCGGGCCTGCGCTCAGCGGGCTGACATTACAAGCGGGAATCATCATGCAACTGGATACCTTAGAACTGCCCGGTAATTTGTACTGGGCGGATGAATTTGCGTGGGCGGGTGCTGCGCAAAGCGTTGAGCGCACCGTGTCTGGCGGCGCGGTTGTTGAATCACAGCTCCTCGCGTATGGCCAGCCCATAACACTGACTGGGGCGTGGGCAACCCGTGCGGAGGTGCTGGCGCTTAACGATATGCAGGCGCAGCCCGCCACTGTGCGCACCTTAACCCTTAACGATGGCAGCACCCGTGCCGTGCTGTTTGATATCGCGGCGGGCGGTGTCGAGGCCGAGCTATTAAGCCCTGAATTAAACCCCACTGCTGAAACCCTGTACGAACTCACCCTGCACCTGATTACCGTGGAGCCTGTGTAATGGCGATTAACGCTTCTGATGTCCAAATCATGCGCCCTGAGCGTGTAACCGATGAAACCGACGGCGGCGGCATGATGACCGGCGTTGCCATTGCCAGTGGCGACATTAACAACCTGTGGGACGATATCCCGCGCACAATGCTGGCCTATGGCGGTGTCAGCCTGCGCAAGCTGTTCTGCGCCATCCGCAGCGCCAACGTCGATAAATTCCTTGGCGCTCATGCGATGCTGGCCAGCGATGCTGCAGCGCCCAACGTCAGCACACTGCTGTTCAGCACCGGCGATCATTACGATCAGCGCAGCAGTGCGCAGGATAAAATTGAGCAGTTTGTGGTGCTCAGTACCCGCAGCGCATTGCGCCCTGTGGGTACTCAGCGCGAAGGGCAAACCTCGTTGGTGCTGTACGCTGCCCGCGAAGCCGATGCGCCGGAAGTGGGTGCGGTTCTGTACCTGATCGGCGGCGGCAACAGCCAGCCGGTTAAAGTTACGCGCGTGGATGTAGCGGCGGCCAGCTACACCTATCTGGATAAAAACGGCGACTTTCAAACCTACAAAGCGTTCGAAGTGGTGCTGAAAATCAGCCAGCCGCTGCAGTACGATTTTGTGGGTACCGATCCGGCACCGGCGGCGCAGCACCCCACCGAAATCTACAACACCCAAAGCAACAACAGCGCCAAGTATTACGGCATTAAGCCACTTGCGCAGCCCGCTGTGGCTGGTGATCGGGCGGTGATTGTGGATGGCATCTTTTCGCCCATTGTTCCTGCTGCAACCACGGAGCAGGCGATTCTTGATCAAACCCCAGGCATTGCGCAGCGCACTGTGCAGGCGTCGGGGCCGCTGCTGTCGCGCAGCCTGGGCACCGTCACTGGCCCGCAAACGTTCACTCTGCCATCGGCATGGCTTCCGGGCACGTTGCGCTTAACTGTGGGCGGCAGTGTGTATGCGGAAGACGGCAGCGGCGTGCGGTTATTGTCTGGCTCTGCGTTTCTGTCGGATGTGCAGCTGAATGCCGCCGATGGTGTGCTGGTGTTTTCGGTGTCGGGCAATCGTGCGGTATCGGTGGAGTATCAGTCGGGTGTGGCTGTGGAGTTGGTGCCGTACACCGACAGCGTGGAAGTTACGGCTGGCAATCGGCAGATAACCTACACCGAACAATTACAGCCTGCGCCTATGCCGGGCAGCGTGCGGGTAGAATTTGCCTACCTTGGGCGCTGGTATGTGGTGTCCGACAACGGTACCGGCGTGCTGTCGGGCAATGGTGCATCCGGCAGCATCAACTACAGCACCGGCAGCGTGGCCCTTACGTTGCCCGGCGAGCCGGATCTGGCCAGCCGCATGATTTACACCTGGGCGCAGTCGTCGTTCACTGAGTTGCCATCCGGGCCGCAGGATGTGTTTATTGGGGTGGATCTTGATGGTGTTCCTGCGGCAGGCACTTCGGTCGTCAGCTGGCAGCGTGGCAGCAGCAACTACACGGCCACGGCGGGGGCAGATAATGTGTTGTCCGGGTCAGGGGATGGCTTTGTTCTCGGCAGCCGCTTGCTGTTTCGCAGCGCCAGCTTGCCCAGTGGGGATTTTACCGTAACTTACCAGCGCCAGCTGGCGGGGCAGCAGCTGACTACTGACGTAGCGGTGGCGCAGCAAACCGGCGGCACTATTACGCTGGATACCGGTGTGGCTGATGTTATCCCGGCCAGTGTCCTATTCAGTGTGGATGTTACCTGGACGGTGACAACTAACAGCGGCGGAGTGGTGAGTGATACCCGCTTCAGTAGTACGCTGATGCTGCGCGGCAAGGCCAATGGTCAGCTGGTGCGCAGTGGCTTTTCGTCGGTGCTGGGCAGCATTAACGCTGCCACTGGCGTGGTTACGCTGAACGC